ATGAGATTTCCTTTCCGTGGACCACCGAGTCTTCTCGGTTTTACATGATGAAAGTGTACGCGTTCATCAGTACCACATTTGAGACATATTCTAGGAAGTTGTGTCCGGAATCTTCTGTTGTATGAATTGATTTTTGCTTTGTTCCGTTTTTTATAGAGAGCCTTCAGTCCTAGTTTGCTACACCTAATAGAACACCAACGAATTTGTTTTCCTGATAGTTTTTTTCCACATTTTCCGCATATTTTTTGATCAATCATTCTTATATAGTACCACTCCCCTCTCCCCCACTACAATATCTATATTTTATATTTTTGAGGCTGAGAGTGGTCGGGGGAGTGGTCTCAGTCGGTAGGGGAGGGGAGTGCGATTATTCCCCGCATTATTCCCTTTTGATGCCGTTTTTTGGAAGAAGAGGAACAGTATTTTTGAGGTCTTTTCTCATTCGAGCATTGATCTCGAGGAGTGCCTCTACTAGCTCGAGAGGTTGTCCGAGTTTCCTTGCATAGTGAACAATAGAATTGAGATCTTTCGGAAGACACTTCCCTGAGAATCCTGGGTTGTCTTCATATGCAAACGTGTGTGATCTCCCGACGCGCGGATCATCGAGCCACGCTTCTCTCAGTGTCAGATAGTCGACTCCTGCTGCTTCGCATAACCGGAACCAGTCATTGATGAAGATGACCTTTGTTGCGAGAAAACAATTCTCCATATACTTCGTAAACTCTGCAGTGAGCGCATCAACTTGTCTGATCCTTGCTCCTGCATGAAGAACACGGGACCAGTATTTTGCTGCGAGTCTTGTGGCGATGGGTTTCCCTCCGACGATGATGAATGTTTGTCGATCCGGTTCGACCATCGGATGCCCGAGTGTTTCTCCGACATATTCCGGCTGCATGACAAAAAGATTCTCCGGATATTTTTGCTGCAGCTTGTCGATTGTTCCAGGAACAACCGTCGAGCGAATAATGAAGAGGGTCACAAATTCATGCCATAGCTCAACTGCTGATTCGACGAATGAGGTATCACAACTCCCGTCTTCATTCATCGGGGTCGGTGTGTTGACGAAGGCAAGATCCCAGTGTTCTGTCTCTTCAAGACCGTTGTATCCCTTCCTGAGAGATTTCGTTCCGTCTTTGTCAAACGGTTCGAAACGGTTGAACTTTGGATCTTCGAATTTCGTCCGGAGATTGAGTCCTGCGTTTGGCGTATAGAAGTCGGCGTCTGTGAAGTATCGATGAACAAACTGACCGACCCATCCATATCCTATGAGAAGGGTCTTCGTTTGTCGATTGACGACGTCGCTGTGCGGTTCTGGTTTTCCGAGAATTTTATTCGACATACTCTGCTCGATTCAATTTTACCAGTTCGGCTGCTTTGGCTGCATCGGTCTTGTAGACCTCTCCGGCTTTGGCAACGTCCCTGTAGTCAGTTTTCATTCGTACGGAAACGAGTTTGACTTTCGCGGTTTCGGTTTTGGCTGCGCGTGTGTCATTGTTTTCCGGTTTTGTTTCTTCGCCCTGGTGTTCCTTCCATGCGGGCTTGTTTTTTCCTGCCATAGGTTTCTCACCTCCGTTTCTGTAGTTCCTCAATCAGAGTAACATACTCCGGTCCTGAGAGTCTAGCGTGGTACTGTTCCATGACAAGGCTGTACTTTTCGTCTGCTTCCCGCTGTCTCTCTTCGGGGTCCTGAAGTCGGAGAATATCTTCCGGATTGACGGCAACCGGCATCTTGAGACTCCATGCCTGCAGAGTTTTGTTGTTGCTCTTGAATGAGTGCCTCAAGTTTTGATTGAACTCCGGAAGAATGACCATGTCGTGCTTGATGATCTCCTCGTTGACCGTTCCATAGTCATAGTGGACGTTCACGTCAGCGAGAGAATAGTTTCTCTCCGAGATGACCACAAGCTGCATGAGCCTCGACTGAATGAAGTCAACGCACTGATCCAGGACAATTTGATTGCTCGAGTACCCGAACCAGACGCAAGATCTTGCTTTTCCGGTGTGTTTTTCCTTGATCGGGAACGAATCGTCCGGATCTATGCGGTCAGGAATGATCTTGACCGGCTTATCCGTGATTTGACGCAGGAACCTCGCCATCGGCTCCGTAGTGGTCGTGAAGGCATCAACCAGCTCGGCAACCTCAGTGATAGGCTTCCCCTCTAACCAGTCCGGATCACAGATATCGAAGATCTTGATCCCCTGGAAGGCTTTGAGATGCTCATAATAGTATGCCTTCTGATAGATGACTGCGTCATAGTGGAACCCGTTCTTGAATTCCTCGATCCTGGGATCGTACTTCATGACCCAACGACCGCGAATGCGGGAAGATCCGACGGAGTTTGCCCGTCGATTGTCGTATTTTTCCATTGTGAGCATTGCAATCTTCATAATTATCCGAAGCGAAGTTCGGTTCCTGGTCGACTGCTGGGTCTGACGGGACCGACTTTCCTCCCTCTCTCCTCAATTCTGTTGACTATAAGCGCAAACGGAATCCCTTTGTATATCCGGATCTTTTCCTTGATGTAGATCTTGACGATCGGATATTCTCCCCGCTCATCGATGATCTGATCGCAGTTTTGACCCTCTTCCCATTGCTCCGGACCAGATTCCAGAAAAACGATCACCTGTCTCATAGGATGCCTTCTTTCATCAAAAACGCTTCCCAGTCGGAAGCCCATCTCTCATGATTGAATTGTTTGCGTGCAGTTTCCCGTCCCCGTTTGCCGATCTCTCTGGCTTTGGCGATATTAACCGTCACAAGCTCCTCGAGAAGTTTGGCTGCAGAGTTTGGATTGTCCTTGATAATGAATCCATCAACGCCGTCGGTCACATAGGAATCCCAGTCGTGATGACGAGTTGAGACAACGCAGCATCCGGAGAGCATCGCCTCGGTTCTGGATCTCGGCATCGGCGACTGCCAGGTCGGATTGAAGTATACCAGGGAGCGACCGAGAAACTGGCGATAGTCATCGAACGACTTGCATTTGTGATCAGCCTGAATCCATATCAGATCAATTCCCCGTTCCTTGAGAATGTCGATTGTGACATGGAGAAGCTCTCGTCTATATGCAGTATTCATTCCGCCGGTCGAAAGAGAAGTCACAATGCGGGGTTCTTTCGGGAGATCTTTCCATTCCTCAATATCCAGTCCGTGAATGATCGGGTTGCCCCATCCCCATTGCTCGGCTGCCTGCTTTGAGTTTGTGACCATCGGAATGTCTCCGACGAGATCCCTCATGCCGGTGATGACCTGCTGCGTTTCCAGTTTGTCATCGAATGGAGTCATGTGATTGATGACAACGCGCTTCATGCCGGTTGTCAGTTCCTTGAGTTCCCGAAAGAGCTTCCCCTTGTTATTCATCGGATCGATACACTGTTGATCGACGTGAAGAATTGCCATATCATAATCAGCCGGATTGAGTTCCAGAATCTCCTTCATATTCGGAGGCATGGGACGCGATACCGTTCCCCATTCCCGATAGTGATTGAGAACCATGTCGTATTGACCGAACAATTTCGCCAGCTCGTATTGATGAGCGGTATGCCAGGGGACGCCGATGACTCTCAGATCTTTGGTTTTCCTCATATCATGTCCATCATATGCCGGATCAATTCTCTTGTCGCGCGGATATCAGAAAGCGCATCATGCGCCTGGATCTGAATGTTGAGAGCTGCGCATAGGGTTGAGAGTTTTACGTCGGGAACATTGATCTTGTTTTTTGCAATCAAAAAGTTTGCAAACACTCGGGAATCAAGTGACCGCCAGTTTTGATATGATCCGGTCCCGTACGCATCCGCGTATTTTTTCCAGAATGCTTGAAGGAACTCAAGATCGAATCCTACATTGTGACCTGCGGGATAGAACTTGTCCGCTTTGTCGTACTTGTCGATATGCCGATCGAAGAGTTTTTTCATCTCGATCATCATGAATTCCGGCTTCTGATAGGTTTTGAGGGTCTCAATGGAGATCCCTGTTGTCTCGATTGCTTTCGGATCGATTGCCTCCCAGTTGGTCGGCTGACAGCGAAAATTGACTTCCTCTTTGACGACTCCATCAACTTCAACAATCGCAGCAAACTGCGTGATCTCATGAACTTTCGGGTCGATACCGGTTGTCTCGGTGTCGAAGTACAATATCTTCATAGGTTTTGCGAGCGCAGAATGAAGTTTTCTAGTGACGGACCCATTGCTCCGTACGCATAGAAGAGCTTCTGACGCGCTGCCTCCATACTCATCTCTGCAGCCTTTGTCTGAACACGGAGCTGCTCCGTTACTGAGTCCCCTTCCTTGATCCAGATACATCCGGATAATCCATACTCACTATTGTCATAGTCTCTCTTCGAAAAGTCCGGATTCTCAAAAAGCACGCAGATGCAACCACACAGAACCGCTTCGAGCTTGAGAATAGTGAACGAGTCGAGACAGAAAAAATACTTCGAATGACCGAGAAGTGTTGCCAATTGCCAGCGAGCTATCGGTTCGTCTCTCTTCAGCTCGATCCATTCAAGACCCTCGACCTTCTCTATAAGAGAAACGTCATAGGGTTTGATTTTATACTTTCCCTCGTAGAATACGGTCTGTGTTCTCGGATGACTCTCTGAATAGTAGAAGTCTTTTTCAGTGACGGGGATGTGAAGAACCGGACAATCGTACGGAAGCATGATTGAATGACGAAACATCAGCTCGTTTGATCCGTATTGCCTGGGTGTTTTGTCGAAATAGTCCTTCTTGTGGAGCATATACCGGACAACTCTTCCAGTCTCGAGCGGGTTTCCGGAGACGCGGTCCGGATAGATAGCAATGAAGTCATCACCGGCTTTTTTGTGTGCCTCGTCTGCATCTGTTTCAATGATTGCGTTGTACCCCTTCTCAACGAGCAGGTCCCGAAGTGTATGAAGAACCGTTCTCCCTCCGCTTGAGCGGTTTGGATTTTTGTCCGCATAGATAACATAATCAAGAGAGTCGGGAACCTTGATCATGTCTGATCCCCCTCCGGAGACTCATCCGGCTGCGACGGATGTGCAGCATCTCCGGAAGAGGAATTTTGATCGGGTTTTCTGTCGGTTCGAAGATTCGCAATGCGCTCTTCGAGGTTTGTCGCCATTGATGCAGCAAGCTGCAGGAATTGAACGACTGAGAACTGAATGGAGAAGGGGATCATGAGAATCCGGTTGTTGTCTGTGCAGTAGTAAAACATCGGCGCGATCTTGACGAGATGGACGTTTTCAATCTCCTCTTCCGTGAAGGACACTTCCTTCATCGGAACTTCTTTCCCGTCGACTGTTTCGGTGAACTCACGATCATGCTCGGTTCCCTCAACTTTTTTCCGTTTGATTTCTGGGAGATGTTTGTCGATTTTGTCTTTCAATTCATTATCTGTCATACTCCGCTCCTTTCAATAATCAATTTTACTTTGTATTTGTCTCCGCTTTCATGATGAACAATGTCTACGGTGTTTGTGCTTGTGTCTGCATTCGTCTCTCTCATCAGAGCGACGAACAATTTCGCTGTATTTGTTAGATAGGAAATGATTTCCGGCTCTTTTCCGATCAGTGTCATGTCATACTCATCTCTACAGTGAAGGGAACCACTGCATCGCTATACAAAGACACGAATACAATCGTCCCCTTCATGGGTTTTTCAGTCAGTTCGAACTATGAAAGTTTGATGAACCGACCGACAATTGTATGTCTGTATCCTATCCCTCATATAATTTGTAGCATTGTGCTTTCGATATTGCAACATCCATGAGTTTCCCGAAGCGGTTTCCCGACTTCCTGGTCACTTGAACAGTTGCTTCCGCGACCAACTCAAAGGCGATGCCATTGAGTTCGGCGCGTTTTCTCACTTCCTGAGTCATTCCTCCATATTGTTCGATAAGAGTGTTGAACATTCCGATCCGGACGATATCATCCCTCGAAATGAAAGAGAAGTTCTCAACAAACCCCTTGCGATAGTTGTCTTTGATTCCCCACAACCACGTCCCCGCTTTCCATTTTTCTTTGAATTTCGTGATTGCATCCGGAGCCACTCCCATCCGGTCGTCAGCAAAGAGAATATATTTCCCCTCAGCTTCCAGAATCCCCTTGTTTCTGGCATGAGCCAGACCATAGACCTTGTCGTTGTGTTCATTGAACCGAGCCGTCCGGAAATACTTGATCGTGAACCGTGTTTGACGCCGTAGAAGCTCGATAGTAGCCTCACTCGTCCCTTCGGGGTCCTCATACCCGTCATCGACGATAATCAGCTCAAGATCGTCAACCTGTGAAGCCAGGACGTGCGCTGCAGCCTTCATCCAGTCCGAAGCCGGTCCGTTTGTCGGCATAATGACCGAGACAAGCTCTCGGGAGCCGGTCAGTAGCTCATGATAAAAACGGGAATATCTCCATCCATACAGGTCAAGCGTGCGGTATCTGAGAGCCTTGTATGCGTCGGAGCGCATTCTCATCCGTAGATCAACGTCTTCCAGGAGAATCTTGATTGATGCTTTGAGATCCTCAATATCATCAACGGCTCCTCTTCTGACCATCATGTTTGTCCCGTCTGAAAGTTCCGGAACATGACCGACCTTGCGAGTTAGCACTGGAACGCCGGACGCCATCGATTCCAGAATCGGCATTGTGCCGGATTCGAAATTGTCGACACTGTTGCAGATGTGGATTCGGCTTCTCATGTAGAGATCCTGCAGTTTCTCGTCCGGAATGTTCTCAAAAAATGTGATGTCGGCTCCCGATTCCATACAACGCCGGTGATAGTCGCCGTCGGAGATGTTGCCGACCAATGCCATCTTGAGACCCAGGTCTTTGACTGCCTGTGCCACTTCGAGAACTCCCTTTTTTCCTTCGATCCGATTGACGACCATGATGATGTCATAGGGCTGTGTGTTTTCCTGATAGTAGGAATCTGCAGAATAGATCCAGGCGGAAAGATCAACCGGCAGGGGAATCAACCGAGCTGCGTGTTTCAGAATCCGGAGCTGCTCATCGTTGACGACAACATTGATCTTGTATTCTGCCCATGAAAAGCGGGTGAGATCATACGGATTATAGTGAGTGAGCATTGCTCGCTTTTTGGTGAACTCATACATCGACTTGAGCAGTTCTGCGGTTCGCCAGTAGCGGAAGTCTATAATGTCACACCACCTGAGTGCGTCTTCGAATGCGTCGAGTTGTTCTTTCGAGGGACGCTTCGGATGAACGCAGAGAATCTTGTATGAATGCCAGGGAGCAGACTTTTCCGTCATCTTTGCCAGTCGCCAGATTGCCGTCCCTTCTTTTTCGCAAACCATAAGAACTCTCATATCCTGACTCCTCTCTGGCGGACTTGCCTCTTGAGTGCTAACGGAAGCCCGACGGTTCTTCGGGTTGTCCCCTCGCTCTCAACTTTAACCCCGACACTTTTCGAATAGACTCCGGCACTCCTGAGATCCTCGCTTTTTGCCAGATCATCCAGAACCACCTTCACCTCGTCAAGAGACTGCGCGACGATTGCAATTCCGCCACATTCTGCAAACCTCCGGAGGAATTGCTCCTGATCGATCTTGAGCGGTTCTCCCTTTGGTTTTTTCACTTCAATGGCAATGGGTCTCGTTCTCCATATGCCCATGATGTCAGCAATTCCTTTGACCGACTGGAAGCGAATGAACCACCGATTGACTTTGTGGTCTTCTTTTTTGCTCGAATAATTTCCGGACATGGCTCCCGCATTCTGTCGCCAGACGAATGCATTCGGGTGATATTGTAACCACTCGAGAATCGAGTCTTGAATGTCTTTTTCAGTTTGTTTGATCATGTCGATGTGCATATCGGTATATGAATATCAGCGGAAGGATGATCACCAAAAAACAAACAACTCCCGCCCAGTATGTGAGTCCTGATTCGCTAGATCGGCGCATAGACCTCCGGATTCCAGTCCGGTGATCCTATGAACCCTGGAACCATTTCCTGCTTGATTTTTTGCTGCATAATTGCCGGATGGAGATGAAGAGGGAGTGCGCGTTTTGCCTTTTCCCTGACCGAGAGGATTTGATTGCGAATCCAGATCCGGACTTTTTTCTGATCGTCTTCGAAGTGCCAGTTGTAAACATTTCGGAATCCCGAGAATGCGTTCCATCCCTTTGCTGCTTTCATGCGTTCAGTATACACCATGTCGAATGTTTTGAAAGTCCAGAGATAATTGTATAGGTTTGCTCCGGTCCCACCGATCAGTCCTTCGTGACGAGACCCCTCAACGATTGCTTCACCGGCGGGAATATCTTCATACATTGATCCCTCAAACCAGATCGGATGAGCCAGATCCGTCCGGTGATTCGGATCGAATCCGTAGCGGATCTTATTGTTGTACTTTGCCTTGTGAATGAAATAGTACATCTGAGACTTACTCTGCCACATATCCCAGGATGCCGATTGCAGTTTTTGACATTTGACGACGGCTTTGCCCTTGTTTTCCTCGCGCAGAAGTTCTTCTCGAATGCGTTTCGCTTCGCTCTCATGAAAGATGTGATCGGATTCTCCGGCTGCTACCCAGTCGCCTGTCGCTTCGTCGAGTCCGACGTTCCAGGTATGCGCAAACTGAGACCAGCTCCATGACTCTTGATTCCAGGGGAAATGAACGATCCGAATCCTTGAGTCCTTGAGGTCTTGTATTGCCTCTATCGACCCGTCTATCGACCCCCCATCGACCACTATCAGCTCGTCTGCCCAGTAGAGATGAGTCTGTATCGCTTCGAGAAATGTATCTCCGCGCCTGATTGCGTTGGTAATTGGCATGAATGCTGATATCTTCATAGTCTCCCGTCCCTCGGTACGTTGTTACATACGGAGCCATAGTCTCACTTCCTCAGTGGTTTCCAGATCTTGATCCATCGATCATTGACCTCTGAGACGTTGAACTGTGCTTCCGGAAACATCCGTCCCCAGTCATACGCCCATTTGCCACCGTATTCGTCACTGATTTTTTGCTCATGTGAGTGTTTTTCCGGATTCATCTGCTCTTCGAAAAGATAGATCCCGATCCGTGTATGCTTATACATTTGATAGAGAATATGCCGGACGTGTTCCGGAGGGAAGCAGATGAGTGTCAGCGATGTGAAACAGATGTCGACTGACTTGAATTTTTGTTTCTCCCAGTCTTGTGTCAGATCGAATCCGGAATGAATGTCATATACCTTGCCCATTCCCATGCGCCCGTCATAGCCTCCGATGTCTGCGAATGTTTTTGCTCGTTTTTGCGACGCGATATCAAAAAGATCTTTCCGGACTTCCATCCGCTGCCTTGCATAGACCTCATTGTTGTTGAGTTTTGCTTTCCAGAATTCCGGTTTCTCTACCCAAAAATTTGCGTCTGTCATAGTATTGGAAGGATCAGTTCGGTTGCCTCCGCCTGATCCATGATATACCCGACTTCCTCGTCGGTGAGTTTGTCATATAAGGGAAGCGAGACGGTTTCGTGATAATCCTTCTCAACCTTCCATCGATCGGTACTTGCAATGTGAACTGTGTGAAATGGAGTCATAAGATGCAGCGGTTTGAAATGAACTCCGCACTCAATCCCTGCCTCAGCCATCTTGTCGATGAACTTTTTTTGATCAGACACTTTGAGACGATAGAGATACTCTGACGTGTTTTTGTATCCGAAGCGGTTGTTGTATGCAGCGACAATCAGATTCCTTGCGTATGCCGTCTCCGGAAGCCGTTCGAGCTGCTCGAGGGCAATGGCAGCCTGCAGGTTCGTCCAGTGCCTTTTGTATCCATACATCTCGACATCATATTCCCAGGAGTTTGCATATTGCTGTCTCTGGTTTCTGCCGTACGTTGAGATCTTTCGCGCCCACTCTGCAAACTCGCTGTCGTTTGTTGCAATTGCGCCTCCGTCAGCACTTCCGATCGTTTTGGTCGGGTAAAATGAGAAGCACAAGCGAAACATCATCTCCGGAGGCATTGCGTCGGTCAGTTCCTTGAATTGATTGCGCGTCAATTGATGAGCTGAATCCAGAACGAAGCTCCCTCTGATCGGATATGCAGATCCGACCCAGTCTGTCTCACCGCTGAATGTGAATTGAAGACCAGCTTCCTTGATCGCACAGGCAACCAGAGGAACGGTCATTGAGGGAATAACAACGCTCTTGAGATTCTGTCGTTCCTTCTCCCATATAAGAGAGAGGAAAATTGCTGACGTGCAGGAGTCAACTGCGACGACTTCCTTCGCGCCGACATAGTCTGCGAGCTTCTTTTCGAACTCATACACCGTATTCCCGAGTCCGATGAATCCGGAGTCGATAAGGGGAGCAATTCTATTGAGTGAGTCACCGAGATTGATTTTTTTGAATGGTATTTTCATATTTTTAATTGATCCGCTCGCTCTGAAACCTCATCAAGTGCCTGCGCCAGAGCGCGGGACATAGCTGAATCCATTTCGAGAACAAAAAGCGGTCTCGCATTATAGTCAACCTTCAGATTCCGGACCATCAATATGACCCCTCGTTCACCCTTCTCGTCCGGATTAGAAACGCGAACGCTGACAACCAGATTCTCCGTTTTGACATTCTTTTCGTCAATCTGTTCGCTGTCGACAATGGGTTTGCTCATTGCTCCCCCTTCATGATCTCGAGTCCTTTTTCACATTCTTCGATCCAAAAATTGAACCACCTGATCCGAGTTTCCGTCCTGCGAATGAAGTGTTCTTTCGCCTTTTCTTTTGTGTCGTAGGCATATGTATTCATTGCATTTTTTTTGACTTTTTTCTCTTTTCTCCCGAGAATTTGCGCAAGTACTCGATCTCCCTCTGCTATAAAATATGTATATTCAGTTTCGCGAGCAACAGGAAACTCTCTGAGTACCACTCGAGTGTCACTGTCTTCATTTTTGTATTCAATTTCATAACGATATAGTTTTTTCACTTGTGCGCCTCCACAAAGTAACCGATCGGATAAGTATACCGACCATATTCCGGACGAATCTTCGAAACTCTGAGTCCTTCTTTCCGGAAAAACTGAGACAACTCAGCAATCCCCTCCGTTGCGACTCGCTCATGAATGATCACCTTGCTGAATCCGACCATCGGAAGAACCTTCTCATACCATTGATTCGTATACCGGAGATAGTCGACATAGTCGTGATGCGGATTGATGAATGGAGTTGATAGGTAGAGAGTGCCGTCTTTTTTGAGAAGCGAACTCATATTCCCGACGGCTCGAACAGGGTCCCAGCAATGCTCAAGCACTTCGATGCAAAAAACAACATCGAATCCGGTATCCATTGCTCCGGACTGACTTCCTGGAACTGCTCGAGCTGTCTTCCAGAGGATGCCAGCGACTTGCTCTGAGTCATTGATGTCAGCAATAACGCCAGGATTCCATTGTGGATCAATGTCGAGCGTGTAGTATGCTTTCGGAATTCCCTTTGTGAGACGTGAGGTCGGTTTGTCCTGGACCCCGATATCCATGACAATCTTGTCCTGGATATTGATTTCCGCGAGAAACTCGTTCAATTGATTACGTGAGCAGCTCATGATCGGACCTCCCCTGTGCTGATATCGATACTTTCAACTCTGCCATCCTTCAGGTCGTCCATGCTTTTGATCGATTCTGCAGCCTCCCGCGTCATGATATCCTTTGCCTCCTCGATGGTTTCTGCCTCGATGATGCGGAACCCCTTCATGATCAAGTTGAATCGTACTTTCATAATGTCAGTGATATTTCGAACGCCTTGATATAACTTTCGCCCATATTTTTGAGTGAAAACTTGAGAGCCTGTGCACGGATCTCGTCTTTGTTCATGATGAGTGCCTGGTCGATCATCTCCTCGTATGTTCCGGACCCGATGGCGATTCCGGCGTTCTCAATATACTCGGCAGCTCCGCCGTATCTGTTATAGATCACAGGAACCCCGCAGGCAATCGACTCGAGAACGACGTTCGGAGCCGGATCTGCGTATGAGGGGAAAAACATGACATCACAAGACCGGATGAAGGTTGCCTTCTGTGCCGGATCTTCGACAATGCCGAGCCTCTGAAACCGTTCACCATTGAAGAATCCCATGTTGTACGTCATCCACTCGGTCGGATAGCGACCCAGGAGAATCAGATTTGCTTGTTTGTTCAGCGTCCAGTATTCCCGATACATCCCGACGACTTCCTCATATCGTTTGTTCGGGTCCTTGCGGTATGCGATATTGAGGATCTTCGGTTTTCCCTGGAAATTGACTTTCGCGCCATCGATGGAATAGATATCGGTGTCAACGCCGTTTCTGACAATAAGAGTCGGGCAATGGACCCCGTTATCTCTCAGGATTCGTCCGACCGTTTGTTCGATGAAGGTTGACTGATAGATGATGTGATCGGCTTTGAGTGCATATTCAATCAGTCGCCTGGTTCCTCGTCCGGAGTTTCGTGAATCTTCTGGAACCCCGTCGATCCGGAGAACGAATTTCGATCCGTTTTTTTTGCATCGATCAATCGTTTCGCCGTTGATGGTTGTCGGTGAGAATGCAAAAAGAATGTCCGGACTTTCGTCCTCTCCGACCATTTTCGTGACGTCGGGAAAATGGTTTTCGAGCGTTTTGATGAGATTGTCGTGGAAGGTATACCCTCCGCCGATTGACTGATCGCTGACATAGGGGATATGAATTTTCAGAAGAATCCCTCCTCACACTTTCGCAGATAGAGCCAGAACCGGAAGTCCTGGTATGAGAGGGGAAGCTCCCCTCCGCGCGAGACTGCGCTCATGCGCTTTGAGTTCCATTCTTTGTACTGTTCCGGATACGATTTTTTGAGAAGCCCTTCCCGCTGAAGAGAGGCAAGATACCGGTCGAGGAAGGTTGCCTTGACCTTATGAATTGCCAGCCAGATCGGATATAGGTGTCTCCGGAATTGTTTCTTCATATTATGACTCCTGCATTTGAACGTCGTCGTCTCCGCATTTGATATTCGCTCCTGGTTTTCCCCAGGCATTGAGTCCACACTCTTCACAGGTATACTTGATCTTGTTTTTCTTCTTTGCCTTTGCAGCTTCCGCCATTGGTCGATCCTGATACTCAAGACCGGAGTGACTGGCAAGGAAAACCTTGATCAACCGTTCGTATCTTCCGCCCTCTTCAATATAGTGGCTCATGGATTGTCCGACTTTTCTTCCGCCCTCTTCGCCGGTGTTTGAGGGGATGAGTCCGATCTCTTCCATCTTTGCGCCCCATTCTTTTCCGTGATATCCGCGTCTCGGAGGGTTTCCGAATTCCTGTTCCCACAAGTGCGCCATCTCATGAACGAGAGTCGAGATGATTTCTTCGTCTGAGCGGTCCTTGAAGTGAGAGGGGTTGAGTGCAATTTCGTGGATGGAGAAGGTATCGGGCTTCCGGCTTTCGAATCGTTCCGGACAGAAGAATCCGCGACTCTTTCCTTTGCGCTGCATGGTGATCAAGCAGTTCGGGAGTTTTCCCTCGAAGAGTTCTCGATTGAAAAAAGCATAGGCTAGGTTCAGCGTCTTGTATGTCTCATCAGTCGGGTTGTTCATATGGTCGTATTGTATCGTACGATACACATTCTGTCAACTCATTCGTCTCCGGATTGCTTCTTGAGCTTTCCCTTTGCCAGTTCCGTCTCAAACGTCACAATCTGCCGGATCTCATGTCCTGTATAGAATCGCCATCCGTTGACCGGATCGCGTCTCGGTTGTGTGTAGTGAGCAACGCCCTGCTTTTCGCGTCTCATGATTGTTTTGTATGAGCTGGCAATAGGAAGACCGGTTTGTCCTTTGGCTTCTGACAGACACTCGATGAGTGTTGCCTTCATGTAGACCTGTGATTCTGTAAGTGTGTCTATAAGCATATGTTGATCCTCTTTCCTTCCGGAGAAACAATTGCGTCCTCCGTTGCGTCGGTTTTTGATATTGGATACCCAGTATAGAAAACTGATCCCTGATATGTCTTTGTATATCGGGATAGCTTTTCGAATGTCGTCTTCGTCATTTCAATCGTTCCTCTGAGTGTCATGTGACCAGTATCTATGAAGGGATAGGTATGTGTCAATAGGAAAGTGATCCATTGACTCAGACGTTTTTTTTTGATACTTTTTTCATAGATCGGATAGTGATCCCACCATAGAAAGCTCTCCGGTTGTTATAAGTCGTAATTGCGAAGCGCGACTGAAATGGAACAACGTAATACCTGTATTTTTTTGCGGAGTTGAACGCTTCGCAGCTCAGGAATCGTTGTTCCTCGGCTCCGCAAAAAAGTACAGGTTTTTTTGTGGTTTTCGACGCTTCCTGTCCCGTGTTTCTTTGAGGTTACACGCACAGGCAGCATCGAAGCCCATGAAACTCATTCACAGAACCGACGGAAGAATTTCCGTTCTCTATCAACTCAAGACTGCCTGGAATACCTATCCGAGGGACTATGCCCTCATAAGAAAACTTCAGGATTCACTCAAACGAATCCAATCACGACCGAAATTTCAACAGAGAAAACAATACAGAGGAGTTTTTTCGTAGCGACTGGGGAGCTAAGTGCGGGGAATCGTCGCATCACAGAAAAGTCCCGCAACTCACAACCTGAAGCGATCCCGACTGCATTCGGGATAGGATTACGCCTGAGAAGAGGGGATGAGTCTGCAAACACGATCACAACAGCAAAGATGTGGCTGGATGGTGTACCGCAAGAGGAAGCGAGAAGGCTTGCGGTTTCACAGACACTACGACGAGAGCCGAGAGAAAACGGAATCACTCGCGTCGTTTTTGATTGCCTTCTACGGGGGGAGACTCCTCCCGTATCTCGAGGAATATCCTGAGCTAAAAAACCAGGGTCTACAAAAAAACCGGACCCCATTTTTCAATAGAGTCCGGCGTTTGAGAATTATTCCCGATATCTTACTTCTCATCAAAGGCGCATTCAATAGCTTTCGTTATGATGACCCGCATGAACCAGACAGATCCGAGAGACAGGATACAGAGACCGTAGTATGCGAAATTATCCGCGAATCCCATTTTTTTGACTTTCACGATGCTCACCTCCTTCCAGGAGCTTCCTCGTTATGATCAGCTCTTCCTCATTCATCTGACCGATGTGAGGCTTTGGCGCGTTGTGTTTCAGAAACGAATACATCTCACGACGCTCCGCTTTGTTTTCATAGTTCCAAAAACGACCGAGAATATCATGAAGTTCTCTTCTGAGTGCGCGGACCCGTTTTGATTCCGGTGTTCCGAGCGGTCTTCCGTTCGGATGTGCGCCGACGAGTCCATCACACTCCGGATCGGTACAGGACCAGAAGCGACGTGGTTTTCCTGACTTGTAGGTGTGCTTCTCTGTTGTTTTGAGAACCATCACCGCGCCACAGTAACACGCAGGAGGATTGATCATATACCTCCCAGCTTCTCAATTGCCCGTTCGACGTCGCTTGCTGTTGCGATGTCTCGCTGCAATGAATCAATATCGTCCCAGTACCGCTCACCGTTTTTGACGCTCCGGATCACTTCGCCGATTGTTGTCATTTCGTCGGTTGTCTCGATGACTTTGTTCCGGTATGTTTTCGCAAACGCCGGAACCTCTTCACCGCGAAGGAACGCAAAACCGCGCCGAGTGATCAACCAGTGCGCTTGTTTGACTTTTCCCTCTTCTTTGACATGAGCAACGGCTCCCAGGTGTCTCAACTTTGTGAGGTTTGCCCGTTCTGCGTATGTCATCCGGACCTCTCCGGAATCAGAGACATGAACGTCATTTTGTTGTTTCGTACGAACCGCAACTAGGAGCTTGCGGAGCGCAGAGACTAGTCCGCCGTTATATCTCGGATAATAGACGAGCATATTCGCACCACAGTGCGGACATCGCTCTTTTTTTCCATCCTCCGGAATTGACGAATCCGTTGACATATCCATTGACAATTGTTCCGGTTTTTCTGACATATTACTTGCCCCCCTTCTTCGCCTCTTGTTCGGCGATTTTTTTCTTCACCTCCTCCGGATCGACCTCGGTGTGGGAGATCTTCTGCCTGGTCATATCGATCCCATGTTCGAGGAACTTCTGATACTTTTTGTATTCGGTGTCGTCTTCGAATATCGTGTCCGTCATCATCTCAACCTTTTTGACAACGTGCGTCGGAATCCACGTCCGGACATATGAGATTTTGTGCGTTCGTTTAACCTTGTCTTCGTGAACAAGATCCTGACCCTCAATAAAAACATAGCCCTCCGGCATAACCGAAAAACTCCGGATGTCTCCCTTTGCAAACGAAACAGACTCACCGGTCACAAGTTTGATGACCATTCCTGATATAGATTTCATGAATTTTTCTCCCTTCTGGATTCAATGTCTGCAGCGTGAAGCGCAGCCATGCACCCAATAATGAACGCCGAAATTATGGCGCACACCAAAAAACCAATAATAAAACCAACAATCAACATACAGATGCTCCTTCCTTTGGAAAAATTTCCAACTGATTCGGATTGAACTTCGCCTCCCGACGGCGACAGGTTCCGCACTTCCGGAGACGTTGCGTTCTCCGATGATACGTCCGACTATTTTTCCGTCCACAACCCTCACAAGGGAAGTAATAGACCAGCCGAGCCTTGTATTCACGTTTTTCTTTTTTCATAATCATTGCCCTCCTAGCGTTTTGACTCCGGAGAAAAGAATAATTCCCCAGAAAAAAACGGCATATACAATCGCTGCTATGGTAAGCACGACGTTTTCCCAGTCAATTTCTCTCATACTTTGCTCCCTTCCTCGAGCTTCTGCGCGTCGAGTGCTGCTGCAATTTCATCCGGATCAACCTCTTCGGTTCCGGATGGAGTCGTTGCGGTTTGATCCCAGTCGTCCGGCTTATCGGGAAAGTCTTGCAACTTTTTGATTGTTGCCTCAGCCTGCGCATAGGTAAGCTGACTCAGTTTTTCAACCTTGAAAAAATCAAGAATTGTTTTCTGTTCCTTCCCTTTTTGGACCAAAAGACCGAGAAGCATCGTTCCCTGTTTCGGGTTTAATGGTCTCGGCGGAGCAATGTGCTTGACCGGTTGAACGGGCGCAGGAGCGGGAGCTGCGAGTTTTTGATCCTCGATCAATTGCCCGTCTTGAATAACGCCGATCCCGAGTTCCTCCGGCATATAGGGAAGTCCTCCCATTTCGTCCGGAAAGCAGAGTCGGAACCCTTGACCGATCAGAACCTTGCGCAACATGAACCTCGGCATCTTGTCCCATATGGATGTAGTCTGCCGAACCTCTGAAAGATAGACCTCATGCTCAAACGGGTGATCCCATCCTTTTTTGTGAACGGTCAGAATTCCCTTTGTGTCGGTTCCTTCCTTGATGAAAGAAACCTTCCATCCGTTGAGCTTGTTGGTCCGCTCGGCGCGTTTGAGATAGACCTCATACCCGATGACAATTGAGACCTCAAACTTTCCGGTCGGGTGTTTGTTTCCCTTCGGTCCCTCCCATATCTCGCGGGGAATGAAATGAATTTCCCGCTTGAGAGGGTTCAGTCCAAACGAGATCGCCGTTTGCTTGCAAAGAGTGATCTGTTCCGGAGAAAACTTCTTCGCCGTTTCCGTTCCAATCAGAAACGCATCAACGATCTTCGAGATGTTTTCTGCCTCTTCCTTTGCTGTCATTGCCGTCTCTTTGTGAGTGACATCTATGTCACCATCAACAGGGAGATCCGCTTTTTTCTCCTCAGTTTTTGGCAGTTCTGGCGAGATCTCTTTTTTTTCAATTTCCGTGTCGACCTTTTTTTCTTCGGGTTCTGGTCGGAGAGATTCGGCTTTCTCTCGTAATTTTTGACCCGCAGGTGTGTCAGTTTTTGGCATATGGAACTCCCTTCATTGTTGTGCGATAGACTTTGATCGCAGAAAATCTTTTTTGTACTTCCGAGAGGGTGTCTGATCCCTTCCCGTCAACGAACTCATAGGCTTCCAGAAGCGTCGAGCCGTATCCGTAGACGACTCCTTCATTGCTCCGTTTCATGGCGATGAATCGCCAGGGAATTCTTTCTTCAACTCTCATACTAGCCTCACTTTCTATCCTATGTCATAGGACTATCCCATTGTCTCAAAGTCACAGAGCTATGTCAAGAGACCACGAAAAAAGCTCCTCGACGCCTGCCCAACATCTCGGAGCTGTATTTTCAATATAGCACTACTTTGAACCGTCGGACAATCCTTTGTCGATTGCGCCGATGTATGATTCTCGTGTTTTGGATTCCTTCCAGTACAGATTGTAGAATCCTTGCGCTGAAATGAAGACGGTTGACGCGCTTGTTGCGAAATTTCCCCAGTCTCCCTTGATCAATTCGTCGACGTTGACGATTGCAGCAACCGCAATACACAAGAGCCAGGAGACGATGAACTTCCATTTTGCATCATAGGCTCCGAGCCATCGGTTGACGAAGTCAACAAGAAACGGCATCACAAGACCGATGACGATGTTTTTTAAATCGACTGTCGGGTTTCCCGTTTGTGGTAGTACGCCTGACGGAGTTGAATCCGGAAGCGGTGAGACGATATTATCCATTATTCCCTCCCTTCTTTTTAGATTTTAGATACTCGTTCTGACCCGTTACATTGAGAATAATTTGAGACACTAGAACACTTGTCGGTTGATGTGCGAAATGAACCCTGTCGACTGTATTCTGCAGGTCGATGACAAGCTGCTTTTCAACAGTAAGCTGCTGCTCACAGGTTAAAAGCGGAGGATCGGGTTCCGGCTCCGGAGTCGAGGGTTGTGATGGTAATTCAGGTGGCGGTACAGACGGAGGTGGAGATGCTGGTGGTGACGGATTAGGGACCGCAGGAGGCGGTTCTGGTGTCGGATCGGGCTGAGGAGGCGTTGAGTAAGGAATGCGCCCTTTGATGCGATTGTATAGGCTAGAGGCGGTATCTTTCCAGTCGTTTCCAGGACACGCCGTTGCTTGCAGTTCTTTGTGACCGACTACCGCAGCCCAGCCAGCCTCAAACGCTTTCCAGATGTGCTTCTGCTCTAAAAACCAGGCACAAAGATCATGAGCGGATAAAATTTGATCATCGCTCGGCAAGTGCTTTGTGAAGTCGCCGACCATTGTGATCCCGATGACCTTCTCGTTCATATCGAGGACGTTTGCGCGAGCGGTTCCCACATCTCCCACATACCAGACCGTCCCGTCTTTGGTTATGACGAAATGATACCCGATACCCGCCCATCCTCGAGCTTTGTGCAGAAGTGCGATATCGTCCGGAGTTGCATCGTGAGAGGTGACAGTGTGATGAATAACAAGATACTTGACGTCAGTTGTTGGTCGATTCCAGGACCAATTGAATGAATCGCCCCATATTTCTTGACGATAATCAACAAACTTGTTGCGCGATACAAGACTCGGAATATGAAGGGGTGTGTCTGACATACTATTTTTGATGGTCTTTTTTGTAATACTGACCGCGTTTTGCTTTTTGTGCGACGGTTTTGGTTATGTGGGGAGATTCGCCGTATACCTTCCGGAGGCGTTCTTGTTCGGCGGTAGTGAGTTGGTTCCAGTTTTTCAGTTCTTCGAGTTTGATCTGTGACATAGAACTATTCCAGAGTAACACGTCCGATATTCCGAGTCAATTATTCTGGTCACTTGAGGTGTTTTTCGATTGCCACTGCAAGCCGTTCGACGTTTTTGTTTGTAGCTTTGACCGCCTCCATGACTGCGTCTGTTTTTGACCCATTCTTGACTGCAATTTCTGATAATTTGTTGACTAGCTCCATAGTATACTCGGCTCGTTCCCGAAACTGGATAGTCTCCCCATCCCTCCCCTGCAATAATTCCTTCATGATCTGATTTTCCGCTTCCATCTTGATTGAACGGTCTTTGAGGTTTGCTACCTCAGCGCGAAGTTCGCTGATTTCCGTTTTTTGTTGCGTGACCTCTTCTTTGTAGAGAGCGCGGACTCGATCCTCAAGATCCTGAGATTCTTTTTGTCGCTCTTTCGTACGGCGATCGAAGATTCCGGCGATAGCAAGCACACCAACAACAACAACAGAAAGATTGATCAAGAGTATTGTCAGCCATGAGGGGAGGTTTGCAGGAATTTGTTCCATATAACCACTCTATCGGAGATTTCACGATATGGCAAGCTAGTTGTCGTGAACATGAATGAATGATTGACACCAATCTTGCCCCGTGTCTGAGGTAACTGCCGAAGGCGTACTTGACCCCGTAATAGGAGCGCATGATTCAATTCGAATGAGACCCGCCGTTCCGTTGGTTCCGTTTTGACCGGTTGTTCCGGATGCGTTTGTTGCCCCAGCACCACCTCCGCCACCATCATCACCGGAATTTCCCGCAGCACCTAATCCTCCCGCAGCGGTCATGAGTCCGGTTCCTATTGAAGCATCTATACAGCGGATGTATATAATTCCTGCCCCAGCACCACCGGCTCCTCGGGATGTTCCATTTTGTCCGTTCACAGAAACAGATCCAGTCACGGTGAAAGTGTTTGAGTGTATGAATATAATTCCGCCACTTCTTCCACCGGTTCCACCGGTTCCACCATTCCCAGCACATCCACCACCACCACCACCAAATACAAACCGCGTCGCAAGGGTATTGTCGGTCATGAAGGCAACGCCGTCGCTGCCTTCACCTGATCCGTCTTTTCCACCACCACCACCAGATCCATTGTTCAATGATGTTGGCGTTGTGTCTCCAACTTCTCCCTCCCCACAATATGCAGTCCCTCCGTTCGTTCCTGCCCCCCCAGCAAACCCGCAGGCTGCTGCTGTAAGAGTTCCGGAAACCACAGTCGGACCATTACAGAGAAAAGCAATAATCCCACCGACGTCACCGTTCCATGTCTTTGCTGTAAATGTTCCGGAAATAGTAACGTCTGAGTATTCCTTGAGTTGAAGAACCTGAGCCTGAGAGTTTCCTGAGTCGGTATATGTATTGACGAGAGGAAATTGTGTCGTAATTGTCCCAGCAACATACGAATCGATGAAGTTGAACTCCCAGCTTCCAACACCGGTTCCCCGACTTTGATGAATGAGAATGATTTTTCCTGCTGCGAAAGAAGCGTTCGTTGCCGATAGTGAAGTTGCTGCTGCAGTTCCAGAACACGACGAGTCTATCGGAGCGTCAGTCCCCGAGAGTGTCGCTGATCCATCTGAACCATTGCCGAAGCCTAGATATTGCATAATGTTGCATAGATATTACCGACCAATTATTGCAAAGATGAGATTCCTCACTGTTGCGTCGGATGTATCAACATCAACAGAAAAGTTGTCGTACTTTGCAATTGATGTCGTATTGTGTGAGGTCTGTGTTCCCCTGGCTGAAGATGCAGCAAGCTGAATTCGATTTGCCTGGGTCGACCAGATCGTTGTCCCGTTTTTGTTATAGTCAAACGTCATCGCTCCGCCAGCCTGAACCCCATCTTGAGCCACCTGAACGACCGTCTCAATGATTGTGAATGCTCGCGTTGCGAAGGGAAACTGCGCCTTGTTGACTCCGGAAGCAATTGCTCCCCGAATCTGCGTTGCCAGAACAAAGTCGAGACCCGCATATCCTCCGGACCCGCGAACGAATTGCAGAATGTTGTTTGAGTCCTCATAGAGATTCGCATCAAGAGCAGCGGACGCATTCCTGAACTGAATTTTCCCTGTTGAGTTGACCATGTAGAGACCGGTTTCGTGTGCGTCCTCGGCTCTATCGTTTGATACCATATTGTCGAGCTTTGCCTCGGTGATGATATCTCCTCCGGTCCATGTGACTGCGACGTAATTTGCCATAGTGTTATTTTTTAGCGACTGCGATGAACTTCGAATCTTTGTTCCCGAAGTCCCTATGCTTCATACTATATTCGATCATGAGTTCCCGTTGTACTGGCGGAAGACTCCGGCTCTTCCGAAAGTCCCTTGTGTCTTCTCCGCACGCACACTCAAACCCGATCCTGGCATCAATTGGCGAGACATTGATCGTCATGGCTCCCCGCCAGGAAAATTTGTCAAACCAGCACACATAGTGAAGGTCGACCCAGTCTTCCAGTTTTTCCGTTCGCGCCCATACATACGCCACCTTGTCACCGCACCGCGTACAGATAATATCGAAGAGCTTCCGGTTTTCTTTGTCAGAAACAAAGTCAATCGGTCCCTCGGCGATGAATTTTATCTGTGTTTCCCGATCCATTGCAGCCATTGAGCGGATGATTTCCGCTTTTTTGAGTGCAATTTTTCTCTCAATGTGCGGAGGATTGATTGACAGATGTGAGACGATTTCGATTTTTGATCGAAGTCCCAGCTCTTTGAGTGCTTCTTTGCTCGGAGGAACACGACGGACCTCGACGTCTCCCGAGAGCATTTTCACGACTCTGACAATCGGCTCCTCTTTCTGGACTCCATTTTTCTCATCAACTCTTGTGACTGGCATATTTTCACTATATCACTCATTATGCGATCTCTGCATCAGTTACTTCCCGCAACGTGAGTGTCTGAATGAACGAACCAGGAAACATTGACCCCTGGATTCTCATAATTCGATAGCTCTTTTTATAGATCGTATAGTCAATCATCCGGAACTTATCAAACCGCGTCTCCTGAACTGCTGCCTGCATCACAATCCTGAGAAGCGAGTTCGGATCTGTGGCTCCTCCCGTGAATTCGAATTGAATCGTGTTCCAGGCGTTTGCAGTGATCACTTTGTACTTATTGAGACTCGTCACTGATTGCGCAGAATTCTGAACAATAACATTGAGCTGCTGCGCCAGATTCGAATATACCTTGAATGATAGTTTGTAGACGTGAGCGGTGATAATCGGGACATCAACATTGCGATATTCGAGAGCGGTAATTCCGCCAGCAGCATGAGGAAGGAACAACAATATAAGACTCATACTTGAAGTGTATCACGAGAATTCAGGGATTAGGAGAGTTTGTATTCTTCTTATATTCAACAATGACTTTCGCTCTGAGAATGAGACCTCCGGTCGATGTTTGTTCTTCCGGAACGACTACGCCACTCCAGATGATCCCTTCTTTTTCACAGAACTCGACGACTTTTTGTACTGCCGTCTTTTCTTCTACTTTTGGTTTGTTGTCAGTCTGTTCACTCATATTCTCTTATTTAACCACAACAGCCTGGTCTTTTTCCACCGATCATTTGTTTGATTGCTTCAATACCCCGAATCAAGTATTTCGAACGGCATCTATCACAGAACCAGTGACCGCAAAGTTTGCAATATTCACAGATTTCTGCTCCCTGGCAAATATGGCACTTAGCCATTCGCCTTGTTTTTTGCTGCTCGAGCTGCTTGCTCTGCTCGTTTTTCGTTCCAGATTCCGTCCCACTGGGGACCGAGGTCTCGTTGTTCATAAAAACCGACGATCTTTGTTGATGCTGGAATCGTCGTCTCCGTTCCGTTGTCGATTATATACAGTTCTTCCTGAGAAGATCCAGTCCATGCGTTAAGACTTGCGCCGAAAAGAGTCACGTCTTTTTCATTCCCTTTGTCATCAGCAATCCGAATCCAGAGAGAACCGAGATTAAGTTGCTGAAGAGCATCGATATTGACACAGGCGACAAACCTGTCGGCTGATTTTTTTGATGCTGATATTATTTTGTCTGTGTGCTTCATATTGCTTCCATGAATTCATGAACATACCCACCGCCGAGCATCTCGTCGATTTTTTTCATCAATCGTTCCATGTCGACTCTGAGAACCTTTCCCGTTCTCGTATCCTTCGAGTGAAAGATCCACTCATTCGTCTTGAGATCATGTGGGGACAATAATGTTGCATTTCCTGCAGCATCCATAGACTTGAGTTCTCCGGTGTCGGAATATATTGAGACACCGTTCGTCAAAGTTCCTGCAGGGACCGTCGCATTGAATAAGACGAGTTGATTCGTTCCTTCAGTCGTTCCTCTGTTTGCTGATCCTCCGATTTTTACATTTCCTGCCGTGGTTAGATACATCTTTGCTGTATCACTGACTTTGTATGTATAATTTCCGGAAGTATTGAAAGTCATCGATGTCGGAAGACCACCACCGCAACAGGATCCACCGAAAATGAACGGTACATCGGAATTGAACCCTCCGTAACAGTTCGCACCAATATTTCCATTTCCAACATTCGCTAAAAAATGAGCGTCATTGACAGCGTTGAGAACAAGAAGACCGACCGATGTCCCTCCGGTGTCCTTACCCGTAAACTCTGCAGCATTTGCAAGGACAATCTTTGCATCGAACGTATATCCACTGCTTGCACCAGCAAACGCCAGCGTGTTTGCTGAATGAGTCATTGTTACATCACCATTGCTGAAATTGATGACAGCTCCGGAAGCTAGGAAGATATCGGACCACTCTAGAGCAGTTGTACCGAGAGCATTTCCGTCATCAACATTCGGCGTGATAGGAAGAGTACCCACTCGGGCTTTGATGTTCGATCCGTCAATGAAGAATCCTGGGTTTCGTGTTACTCCGTCCATATTATGTTAGATAGGTGAATCTGACGCCCTCACCGTTTACGAGGGAATCAATGAATATATCGGCAAGATTATCACATTCGAGAGTAATTGTATCCCCTGGATAGAGAATAATTCCGGTCCCTGTTGCAACTGTTGCATCGACACCTGTTGCTCCGACAGCAATGATGCTCGTATTATCAGTTTGTGCCTGTATGATGACCTTTTTTGCTGCAGTTGACGCAGCCAGTGCAACGTCGGTCCCTGCTGTTGTCACCGTTTTTACACCATGACCGATACTCGTGACGTTGTGGGTTATTGGAAGGGGATTTGTGGCGGAAACATCAGTCGCAGCTCCATCCGCACCGACTTCTATCTTGACACGTTGATGTTTAACTCCTCCGATATCATCTGCAGCGACGGTATCACCGCCAGTCATTGAATCGAGGACGACATTGTCTGCCATATTGTTTTTATTATGTATTATATCCTGAAACTTATCAAGACACTACGGTTATTTTTGCAAAATATGACCCGTCCGGAACTCCAACGTCCCGAGCTTTGGCAACTCCAGAATCTCCTCCGGTTGTCACAAGTGACCAGTGATTCAGGTTGATCTCAAAGGACGGATTCGGAATCAGATTTTCAGCATCTCCGGATATTACAGAGACCAGATCCTTGAGCTGCAGATGTGGAATGCCAGGAATCCGGATTCTGCGTCTTGAGAGCGGGTCCTTGTAGCGGTTTTTCAGGTTTGCAGCAATAGTCTCGGCGATTGTGCGGTTTTGGATCAGATCGTTTTGAACGACATATTCCTGCGCTTCGTACTTGTTGATCGATCCGGCATCTTCTGAGACCGCCTGAATTGCCTGAGTGACCCGAGCTGCTTTTCCCCGAAGCTGCAAGGTTGTGACATATGCAGTGTCGGTCCCGTGGTTGTTTGTGATGACAATCTTTGCCGATTCGACGAAGTTTGTGACCGCAACGGAAAGAGAAGCAGTCATGCTCGATCCTGATCCGTCGGCTGCAGCATTTCCCACATAGTCAGTGCCGGAAGCCGGAGTTGTGATCTCCTTGACCGGAAGTTTGTTTTGTCCTCCCTCGGAATCATAGAAGGCTGCCCATATCGTCAGGGATTGACCGGCTGCAATTGAGGGGACGTCTGCATTCGTCCAGATAACCGAGGCGGACGCATCCACTTTTCTCGGCTTTGCAATAACAACGGCGCGGTTGATGATTCTGGTTGATTCATCTGCCTCATCGGAAAGAATATCTGAAGGATCGATTGTTCTCTGAACGGTTTGATGTGGATAATTTGCATAATGATCACGGTTCTCAAACCGGAGAATCCCGTTTTCGTCCTGGTAGAAGTGACCTTCCTCAGACTCACAGAGATCCCGAACTCGTCGTCCCGCTGACTTGTCCTTGTCGAACCACGCAAACTCAATCGTATTGATGCCGGTGTCGAGCGCATATTGTGAAGAACCGAACCCGAGCGAGACCAGAATATCCTCAATGATCTGATCGGTCCTCATGTTTTCGTATATAGCAGCATCGAGCTGCGCGTTATCGATAAAAGTTATGTAGTCGAAGATCTCAACGTCGACCGTCTTGTTCGTTTTTGACGGCTTTGGTCTGGTTGAGGTGAGTCCGACGATAATTTGAACAAGACGATCCGTTCCCTGTGCCTCAAACCCGAGCGACATCTTGAAGGGACGCCTGGATTCAAGAGCGGTTCCGATTGTGGCGTTTTTGTTTGCTGTGAACCGTCCGGTGATGTTATCCAGAAGAAGGTCTGCTATTGCGTGCGACGTCCCGCCTCTCGGTTCATCAAGCCGTCGGTCATATTCGACGCGCATTGCGTATTCACTCTCGTCCATGTATGCAAAGAGATCGGCGTTTGTGATAACCGTTGAGAGTCCCTGAACGAGGTTCGGACCATTGACGAGCGAGGACCCGACAATTGCGTATACTGTTGCCGGATCTGCTGATTTGAGCCACGACGCGCGGACATTGACGCGAATTTTTCTCATGTGACCGGTCATGACGGTCTGCAGTGGTGTGACTATTGATTGCATATTATTCAACCTCAGTAAGGACAATTTCCACGTCTTCCCGATACTCGCTTCCCTTCGTGTTGTAGTCTCGCCCCGCAATATCAACATGAACCTGGGTCTCGGCAACCTCAAGCTCCCCGTCGGTGACTGAGAATGCAAGCGACTGCAGAAGGTTGAATTCCGCAAGGATTCCGGCGATGACCGCCTGGGAAAGACGGGTATACTGAATGACGAACTGTTCTTTCCGGCTCGATATGTCTTTTTTACTTGCGCCGTTGATCATCTCATGATATGTAGATTTTTCTAGGAATCTGCGCTGCAGTCCCTTCGGGTCCGGTAGTGTTGTTGATCCGAGTATCCATGCCATAATTATCCTCCGAGTAATTCCTGTACGGTCATATTGTGAGACCGAGCAAGTGTCACAAGATCACGGTACATTGCCTCAGCGAGAGACCGTCTCTCCTGGGGACTATTGATAATCATATCGGTATTGACGATGAATTGAATAGTATTCCCGCCTCCGCCCTTCGGCAAGGCTCCGTTCGGGATGATGGTCCCTGCAGTTTGTGGAATGAAAAGCTCCGGACCGCGCTCTCCGACGAGGTACTGGCTGGCTGCTGATACCGGTCCTCCCATCTGTCTCTTGCCTGCATCTCTTCCGAGAGAAAATGCCTCCCGAGACTTGTTGATTGCATCAGACGCTTTGCCGATGATGTCATTGAAGAAACCGACGATCTTGTCAAACCACTCCTTGACCCCGTTGTATATCTCCCGAGCCTTGTCGACGGCTGCGGTTTTTACCTTCTCCATTGCTGAAACTATATTTCCAGGAAGCTCATTGATTGCGGTTGTGATGTCTGCAACCATTCCCTTGATCCAATTGAGGACGTTGTTGTATGTCTCGATTGCTTTGTTCGTTGCCTGTTCTTTGAAGGTGTTGAATGTGGCAATTGAGTCGTCCTTGAATTTCACGATTGCCTGCCACGCAGACAGTCCGAGGTTGATGATCCACGCCTTGAATGATTCAACAAACGCCGGAATTGCTACCTGTGCATAGGATATGAATGCCGAAATTGCAGCCGGAACGGTTACAGTGAAAAACTCGATCAGCACACCGGCAATGAAGGGAATTCCCTCGAAAATGAACTGCTCGAGATTTCCAACAAACCAGCCGATTGCATACCACCAGGATGTCACGTTTTGAAGGAATATCTCGGGAAGTGCCTTGATTGCTTCAGAGATCATTGTCGGAAGATTTTGGAAAAACAGAACAATTCCATTGACTACGTTGACCGCAGCGATTTTGAAGGCGTTAAATTGATCGATCTGATATTGAACGTACGATCCGATTGCTGTCATCACTGTTTCGACAACCGTCCGGAAAAAATTGAACACTGTGGTAAGTGTCTCGATGTTTGATCGCGCCGTCTCATGAATGTTGAGCCAGTTTTCTCGCCATGCCATAGCAACAAACGCAATCGATCCGGCAATTGCCAGGATTGCAATGCCAATCGGTCCAGTCAAAAGAGTGAGAACTCCTCCGAGAATTGCTCCGAGTTTGAGCGCACCGGCGATGATAGCAAGAGCTTTGAATGTGACCATAATTCCACTCAAGACCGGACCGAGAACCAAAAACGCAGAAGAAACCGTTCCGATGGCAAGCCCCACCTTGATCACTGAGTCGATTGTCTTCGGGTTTTCTGACGCCCATTTCGCAAACTGTTCAACCAGAGGAATCATTCGATCAAGTGTTCTGTTGACTGTCGGGAGAAGTGCATTTCCGAGCGTCACTTTCAATTGTTGAACCGAGTCCTCCATGTTTGAGATCTTCCCGAGCGTTTTGGTTGACTGATCTTGCATGAGTCCGTGAAACTTCCCGCCTTCTGCGGTCATTGCAGCGAGAGCCTCTTTGACTTTCGGGAATCCGACTTCTCCCTCTGATATCATCTCTACCATTTGCGCAGCGGTGACACCGGCTTGATCGGCGAGTGTTGCCAGAAGCGGAACTCCGGCTTCTGAGAATTGTCTGAGTTCTGCTCCGGTCAGTTTTGTTGCTGCCTGGACTTGACCATATGCAAGGATGAGCTGAGGAAGTTTCTCCCGTCCGACTCCGGCAGTAATATCTCCAAGAACGGAAAGCGTCGGGATTAGATCCTTTGCTTCGGTGTTATAGGCGAGCAGTCTCTTTGATCCCTCAACGAGTTCGGTGAGGTTGAACGGGGTTTGTTTTGCGAACGAACGGATGTCGGCGAGTAACTTTCCCGCCATCTCAGCACTGCCGAGCATGGTCCGGAATGCGACTTCGTTTTGTTCCATTGCTCCGGCTTGCTGGATCAGATCCTTTGTCAGAAGTCCGGTTGCAGCTCCGAGAGCAGCTCCGGCGAGTGCCACTTTTTTGAGATCAACTCCGGCATTCCCGAGATCACTTGAGAGCTTCCGAAACTCTCCGGAAGCATTGTTGATCGCGTTGATAATGACTCGGACCGGTATATCCATAGAATTCTCAGGTTTTGACTCCGCGCTTGACCTTTTCTTCTACTATAGCATGATCAGCTTCCTGTTTTTTAGACAGGAAATGCGCAATCTTGAAGTTGATTTCAACATCATCCATCGGCTCCGCGAGCATTTCAACCTTTGAAAGACCGAAGAGTTTTCGATAGTGGTATTCCTGAACGCGGGACATTGCCCACTGTTGAAGATCCTCATCAATTGCCTCGTCCGGATAACCGTCGAAGATCGCCCATGAGAGGGCTGTTATTCTTTTGGGGAGAGGATTCCTCCCTGAAGTTCCTGGAAGATTTTCGTGAAGGCTTCGACCGGCAACGCGCCGACGTTTTCTCTTGTGATCGGGATGAGTTTTTCACCATTCCATCCTTTGCCCTCGACAAGGCGGGACTTGATGAGTTCACTCAGTTCTTTTTGATCCTCGACAATTGTTTCCGAATCGGCTTTTCTGAATTTGAGGAGGGTTGTATTGTCGTCCCAGGAAAACGGAGTCATAACAACGAAGGCGTCTTTCCATTCGTCACCGAGGAAGTCGAGTTTGATGGTTCGTCTCACAACAAAGGTGTCAGTCATAGTCAATCTCCTTTCAGATCGTCTTATTCAGTCGCCAGTGCATTGCGCACTGTTCCGGCATTGAGCGACTTGCCGGTTGTCAGATCATAGTTCCCCTTGAAGTTGATCGCGTTTTGTACGATCTCATCATTCGGAGCTTCCGGTTCCCATCCGAAGAAGTCCATCTTCGAAAAGTCGAGAGTAACATCCGGATAAGCTGAGGACCCGACGAGTTTTTCTGCTTCCATGAACAATCTCATCGCCCGATATGTCCCATTGAGCATATAGTTGCGATACGTTTGGTCGTTGTAGTTGAGTTTCAATTCTCCCTCGATGGACAATTGTTGATTCAAGATATCTTCCGGTTCGACGGTTCCGATTGAACCATCCCGAACGAGGTTTTTGTTGATAGTCAGCTTGAATGATTTGAGAGACAAACGGGTTGCTGAAGCAAGATTTCCGACTACATCTGCCAGATAGATCTTTGACTTGCGTTTTGTGAATTTGTAGTCCTCGACATAGGTCGGGATGGACTGAGTTGAAGTGACTGCGCGTTTTGAGATGAACTCTGCGGTGTAGCGAACTGCTTCCTCTTGCTCGATGGTAATTTCGAGAGAGTTGAGCATGACGAGCTTGTGCATTTGCGTCTGATTGCCGTCTTTGATGAGAAGTGATGCGCTGGCGTGTTGGTTTGTGTTGGCGAATACCAGAGTCCAGGGATAGCGGGAATCGACGGCAGCTCCGACGGTTGGCGTTCCTCCGAAGGCAAGATGCAAGAGATAGAGCGCAGAATTGCCTCCGAGAATACCGGAAATTGATCCCATTGCGTACTTTTCGACCACATACTTGTCCTGTGAATCTTCAATTCTTCCTCTGGAAGAGTCGTCACGGACATCGACAGTCTTGTCAAAAAGTGAGTATTCAGTTTTGCCGAGGGAGTATACGGGAGCCTTGCCGACCCCGCGAGAGGTTTCAATTGCGATTGCTGCTTCAACGAGTCGACCGATATGTTTGCTCATAGATTCAGTGTAAGTAATACCAGAATATCATGTCAATGGTATAGTTGCAATTCCATTGTTGACCCTTACGAGACCAGTGTCAAGTCAACTATCACATAGCAACGAACGATCACTTGAACGAACATCGTCTTTGCTTGAAGGTCCTGCTGAATGTCTGAAAACGTCGGACGGACCGATACAAGCGTGTATCCTGCGGGTAGATTCTGATCAAGAGTGCGCACCGTATCCGGAGAATCTTCCTTCTCGACCACATTGACCACAGAATCAACAGAATCCATCAGCGACTCCATAGCTTTTTGAATGCCGAGGGAATCAAACTCCTGAAAGATCCACACATTGAACTTGTAGAGCCTGCGGTTTTCGACCTGTGTCAGATAGTCAGCTTCATTTCCGGAGGGGTTGATGGTAACTGCTGGGTATCCGTTGAATTCCAGTGTCGGGATTTGATGAACTTCCTGCAGATCCCCGCTTGTTTTGAGGGTATTGAGAAGGGTATACAGATTGTCTCTCAGTGTTTTATATGCTCCCATAGGATCATTGTACTTTGCTCGCTATCGTTTGGATAGTCTTCTCGAGTGCTTTGCCGTAGTATTTTTGAATGTCTGACTCGGCTTTTTTGGCTCCCTGTTCCATGAATGGACGCGGTCTCATGCCGTGTGCCTTCGGTCGTGATGATTTTGACAGATCTCTGGAATATCGTCCGGTTCCCTCATGGACGTATATGGCATAGAAGACGTTCGTCTGAACAATTGAGGTGAGTCCCTTGTCTGCAATGGCAAGGCTCGTCGCAATAGAAGCTCTCATGCGTCCGGAATCAACCGGCGAGAGAATCTTTGCTTCCCGTTCAACTGCGAAGGCTGACTGCATCGATGCGGTTCGAAGATGAGGACCGGCAATCTCCGGAAACATTGAGAAGGTTGCTTGTAGCTTCTCGATTGTGGGGATTGTGACAGTGATATTCATACTAGGACGTATATCTCTCGAGTGTTACCTCAAGATGATCAACGGCAAGACCGAGACCTCCGCCTTGTTTTTCGATTGCTACCACTCGGAACCGGCGATTCGTGTCTTGGTCCCTGAGAATGTCTCCCTCTCTGATATCAGTATCGATATCAAACCAGGCGAGATAGTTTTTTGATGCAGTCTTGTCGACTGATCGAGCATACAGAGAATCTGTATTCTGAATCTCACAATCAGCACTCATGACCGTCTGATAGGCGTTCCGGTTTCCGGAAACAATAGAGAGGCGCAAGACTGAGACGACTTTGTTCTGAAAAACTGAAAGCATAGGTCAATATCCGACTCTCTTGAAGGAATCGAGGGTTGCCTTGAGCATCGGGTTCTCCGACAATTCCTTCGCATAGGTCAGATCCACTTGATAGACACTCTGTGACTGTATTCCTCCGGATTTCCTTCGATTGTACGCAGCACTGATCAGATCCAGAACCGCAAGTTCGAGGTCATAGGGGAGATCCTGATCGTCATCTGTGCCGTCTTGATAGTTGGCATGACTCGGGAGATAGTACCCCGCCTCATAGGTGAAGCGATAGTTCTTCGGACCCTCAAACCATGAGCCAACGAGAGAAACGAGCTTTCCCGATTCGGCATAGATGAAGAATGATTCGGTGTCGAGCGTTTCCCAGTCATCCTCATTGAGAGGTGTTGCCCTGCGCTGCGCTGCGACTGATCCCTGGACCGGATAGTTTTTGAGGAATAGTTTGTCCCGACCGGTTCCATCATACACCTCACTTGTATATGTCTGTCTCTTGAATTTCCGGCGCGTGTATTTTTCGACAAACTTCGAAGCTCCGAGAATAATTGCCGTCAGAACGGTGTTTTTTGTGTTGCCGGAGATATCCATGTGATTCTTTGCTCTGGCGAGGGTTGTGAGTGCGTCATCGATGCTTGCCATGATATGCTCCTCTCTTTCCGGACATCATCCGGTCCTTGTAAGGATTCGGGTCGGTTTTGTTTACATCTTCCGGAGAGATGTCAACTTTCATGCCGGTTTCGTTGACTTGTGTCGTACGATACAATTCAGCTTCTCCGGAATCGATGAACGCATGAGCGTCGCTATTGTCAACGACACGGATCTCGCCGGATTTTTTGAAGCGAATTGTCTGCATATCTTCACTATAACAGAAACACGCAAACAAAAAAAAGAGACCCCCGATAGTGGGTCTCTTTGAACATCAGTCCGGTTGCCGAAAACGGCTCACCTTAGTGGATGTTCGTGTTTGTGATCTCCACGAACGCAGTGGTCAGAGCAACCTCGCCGTCTACACGTTCAATGACGCGCAATCCGACTTGATATTTTTCCCACGTTGTTCCCGCCTCTGTCGTCACATCCATCGTGACCTGTTGTCTGTCTCCGATGTAGTAGTACGACAAGTCTCCCAGGAAGAGCTTCGTTGAGGGAACATAGTCAAACACTTTGACGGGTCGACCTTTGAGGGTCTTGACCTCTGCCTGTAAAGACGGGTAGAGATACTGTCCGTTGTTGTCTTTTTTGTTCTCAAGATGCTCCATAACCCTAGAGTTGATGAGCCATGAGGAATTGTTCCGGAAAACTTCCGGTAATTTCCAGTATGCGCTCGTCAAGTGATCGGGAGTCAGAGAATTTGCAGCCGACACTTCGCGGAAGGTCTCTTGATCGATTCCCTTCGGTTGTGTGGTTCCGTTTCCAGTGATGAAAACTTTGTTCTCTTCGTCTCGAACACGATCGGCGAACCTTCGGCGCAATATGTCAAAAATGGCAATCGCGCTGTCATCAAACAACTCTCTCGAGGTGTAGATGATTGCGTTCAATCTGAATGGTGTCAATTGAACTTCTCCGAAGTCGGCTGACGTTGTAGCGATAGCCTTGTTCTCCGTTCCCCAGTAGACTTTGACGTCTCCGCCCATTTTTGGAATCTTCAGGAGTTTCCCTTCCATAGGGATAACAGTTGCGAGCGACCGGATAGATCCAGGAGCAAGTACTTGTTCGATGAGGGAGGCTCGGAATTCATCAGGTACTAAGTACCCTCCGTCTGCCGGTGTTCCTTCAGCAAGCGATTTGACGCGAGCTTCATTTTTGTTATACAGAGCTTTTACAAACTCAGCAAACCTATATGATCTCTTGTATTCTTTTGCTGTTTTCTCATCCATTCCCTTGATTTTTTCGGCGATTTCTGCATCAAGATCGACGCCTTTGTTGACGTCGTCATGAGCCGGACGATCGACGGGAGCTGCGTCCTTTGCCTGAGTGATCAGACTCTTGACGAGATCAGTGAGCTGACCGGCTAATTCCTTAGCTGCAGCTTTCACTTCAGAATCGGAACTGTTGCCAGCTCCTTCCCCTCCTGCTTTCATTTCCGCTTTGAGTTCGGTGACGAGTGCCTTTTCGGTCTCATTTTCTCCGACGTAGTCAGGGTTCTGTGCGAGTTTTACGAGTAATTTTTCTCGAATAGTCATGTTTTTTTGTTCTCCTTTCTTCTGCTGGCTGCATACGATGACGGATGCGCCTATGAGTCAAGCATGGGGAAATTTTTCTCAGTGGTTGTCTGTACGGTCGTTACTTGCCACGATTTGCAGCGTTCACTTCCGCAAGAACCGACTGGAAGCTCTTGGTTGTCTCACGGATGAGACTCAAGAGTTTGGAGTCCGCGCCTTGCTGTGTTTTTACCGGCGCACTATCGGGAGCTGCGCCTCCTCCGTTCTCGCTCGGCGATTTTGGGATCGCCTTGCTGACAACTTCGGTGATTGTCTGTGTGAGTGTGGGAGTGATCTTCTCGACTACTTTGGCAACAATGGAGTCTTCGTCGACGGTTTTCTTTTCGTCGTCCCCGTCTCCCTTTGTCTCTTCTGCTTTGACTTCCTCAATCATGCTGTCCCAGGTTTTCGTCTTGAAAGAACGAGCGCGGAGGGATTGCAACGCTTCAGGGTTTGCAGGGACCGGAACTGCAGAGAGTTCCAGGAGTTCATTGTCTTTGAGAACTGCTCGAAGATTTGGTTGTTTTTCATCGTCGACTCTTTCGACTCTGTGAGGAATGAATCCAACAGAAAACGCATTGAGGAATCCCTCTTTGTATTTTCGGAAGATGTCGGCTGCGAATGGATCAGCCATATCGAACTGAATGTCAAACATGAGGGAACCGTCTTCGACTTTCACCTTTGCAGCGCGACCAATTGGAGGACGATCTTCGCCGAATGTGAGATTGTGCGCCCATAGGATGACGGGGTTTTTCTTGTAGTGCTTGAGGTCCCAGGATTCCTGATCGATGATCTCGCCATAGCGGTCAATTGTTGCGGTCGATCCGGTGACACCGGTGATCATTCCGTCGTCTGATATTGTTTTGACGTAAGCCCTGGCGAATACTTTGTTCATAGTTCTAGTATAGAGACATCTCTTCTCATTTTTCAACAAGCGGTCAGTATTGTCAATTGTTCAGTGACTTCTTCACTTCATCCATCGTAGCAGAAACCAGATTCGTCAACAACTCTTTCGTCTGAACCGGTTTTTGCGCCTTGTCATCTGATACCGAAATGAGCTTCGGGATCAATGTGCAGCGACAATTCGGATGTAGGGGAGGCGTATCGATGTTTCCGACGCCGATGGTGAGACGAACCTTCTTTCCGTTTTCGTTTGTTCCGGTGATCACGTCGCCCTTCTTTGCAAAGTCATCATCAAGCCCGATCGTTTTTCCATCCATCGGACCGCACCAGGGACAGACCCTCTCATCATGAGCAGTCAGCCATTCCTTTGCTTCCACGACTCCGGATTGTTTGTATGCCTGATTCGTTGCGAAGTTTGTCGCCCGAAGAACCTCACTCCTGGCGATTCTTTCCGCCCTGAACCCTCTGGCGTCATCGTAGACCGCCTCAATGCGTGCCTTGAGCTGTGGAATGGACTCCTGTGCCTCTACGCCGAGCGAGAGTGCCTCCTTGATCTGTTCTGCGGTCTCTTCGTTGATTGCCTTGATGTATTTGACCCCGTCTTTTTTGAGGAACTTCTGGATCTCTTTGGCTTGCATGAAGAAAACCTTCCCCTGAACGAGAGATTGAATCTGCTGAATTCCTTCAGCTTCGATCACGGTCCGGATGTAACTCATGAGAGTGTCTGAGAATACATCAGTATCCCGAAGGACCAGATCCGCAACGTCGTTGACGGTTGCCTTGACTCGACCGGTTTCATCGCCTTTGTCCTTCATCGCTCTTTGCAATTCGACTTCAATCTCTCGATTCACCCGCTCCTGCTGACTATTGAAAAGACCGTTGATCGTATGAATGTATTGAACCTCACGGGGATCTGTTCGTTTGATCATAGATCGCCATCGCGCCTCTCTGATTTCTTCCGGAGCCGGAGTCTCTTCCGGAGTTCCGGAGTTATCCCCTGATTCTGTGGATAACTTGTTGAGATCTTTTTTCTTTTTGCTGAGAATGCTTGTCAGTAAGCGATATGCAGTCTCTTCGATTTTCTTCACTGTTTTGTCGATAACTGCTTTCGTATAGGGATAGGTCGGAATCCGGACGTTGAACTTGTTGGCTCTGGCTTTTCTCTGAAGAGCTTTTTGTTCCGGAGTGATTGATCCTGCCGGAGCCATAGAGAAGGGAACCATGAGACTATCTCCGCCGTCAATCGGCTGAAGTTCCTGGATCTCCCGAACTTCGTTTTGTGTCATCCAGGGCATTCCTCCGAGCGCGGTCTTGTAGTACGTCATCTCGGCGAGCATATCGTTCGGGACCGGATCGACAAAGTCAAAAAAGAGCGAATCGTCGCCGTATCGGGGAAGCAGGAACTCATTGAGGAATGACACCATGCGCTTCATCTTGTGCGAGATAACATTCTCGAGAAGAATTGCTCGGGCTTCTTTGGCTGCAGCGCGGTTGACATCATCAAAGGTCAGAAGAGGCTTCGGAACTCGGAACATGGCAAGGATCTCATCTCTGGTCGTTCTCCTGCCTTCCGTGAAGTCCATTTCCTTCCGGTTCATGCCGATATCCTGCCATTTGAGACCGGCTTCCAGAATCGCCACCCTCCACGCTTTTGATTTCCCCTGGTGTGTTTTCTCCCATTCTTCCCGCAGAAGTTCTCTCTGATCAGCATCGAGCTGCTGATCGGTTTCGAGTGCGCCTCCTGGAATTGCGGAGTTGTAGAAAAATACACGGTTGTATTCGGCTGCGAATTCATCTGTGTCGATTGCTTTTGCTGAGGCTTTGACTGTGCCGTGACCTCGGAAGACGTTTGTCGGATGAAAGTCTTTGAAATGAATCATCTGCTCAAACGGAATCATGATTTTTTTGTCGCCAGGAGGACCATACTTGTATCCCATGATGAGCTTATCCTTTGAGTCGACCACTTCGACCCAGTCAGGGCGAAGCGTCCAGATCTCCTTGGGATTGTTTTTCGGACCAACGAGCCACCAAAATGTCTCACCGGCAAGCTCCATATACGCCTCGGTTGATTCCCACATAAGATAAGACGTATACAGAGGATTCACTTTGTAGAGGAGGTCGAGGACCGGATGGTTGTCGACGTTTTCGAATTCCGTTTGATCCAGGCGTCTCTTGAGAGTCAATTTGATGTCTGCTACCTCTTCAGCAAGAACCCGAACACACGCAAACGTCCATCCTTTGTATGCTTTCAGGTATTCCGCAATCTTCATGTCCGGAGGAATTGGTTGACCGACGAGCATTGCTCCTCGCTGCATGGGTTTGTCCTGAGCAGGGATGCCCTGCTTGAGCTTCGTTTCGAGTTCCTGATTCTGTTTCCGGAGAAGATCCAGATCGGTCTTTGATGCAAGACCGAGCGTTGAAGTGATTATGCTGGATAGTTTGCTCATATGATTGTGACCTTCGGCTTTGCAATACGCTGTCTGACCGCGAATGCGTGTTCAGCTAACGCCCAGGAATCGGGATAGTCATCATGATATACGTCACCTTGTTCGGAACCTTCCGGATGGTGACAGACTAGGAACTGTCCCTTGTATTCAGTCTGCAAGTCGAGCAATTGCTTCCTGAGTTTCCGTAGTTCCAGAGTATCATCGGCAGGGATAGCAGTCAATCGATTCGCTGCCACCTGCATGAGGTTTGTGTATATCATATCCTTCCCTGGAAGAGAGAACTTGACCTCGAAAAGACCGCTTTTCTCGTCTTTGTACTTTGTATGTGTTTTGAAGAAGTCGGGCATGAAAGACCCTTGACCGGTCGAGTCTATTCCTATACCTACGACATGAAAATAGTCGAACATTCCCTTCCCCGTCTTCTTTCCGGCGACGGTATCGTATCCGGAGATGATCGTGAACTGCTCGGAGTAGTTGGTCCCACGCAGCTCAAGCGTTGCGACCAGCTCCTTCCATTGTGTGATCTCGTTCCATCGTACGATCGTCACCACTGTCGAATCAGGATACTTTGCGGTATCAATGCCAGCGTAGCAGTCGCTCTTCCGGTCCTCATCGAGGAGTTCCGGCTTCCAGTAGAGCCTCTCGGCTCCCTTTGTGAGATAGAGATACGGCTTTGTAATATCCTCCCAGTCCTCGGCTGACATGAACTGACCGGCTTCAAGCATCCAGAGGAGCTTGTATTGTGTCTTGATGGACGCATCATCGTCTCCGAGCTGCAGGATCTTCCGGTTGTAGAAAAGCTCATACAAGAGGTGTCTCGGGTCTCCATCTTGTTCGTAGAGCTTCCGACGGGCTGCAATGACCATCTCTGCGGTATAGCGGGGATGCTTCGGCTTATCGTCGATCAACCTCTTGAAGTCGTTTTTGATGTACCAGGATACGCCGATTGAGACTTCCGGCGCGTTTGTGGATGCTCCCATCGGGGAGGCTTTGTTTCTCTTCTCGGTGTCACTGATCTTGTGCGCTTCCTCGTAGATGATCAGATCTGCAGATTTCGATTCAGGGTTTGATGTGGGAGTCAGTGGGAAGATGTAACAATAGGAACCGTTTGCGATCTGAAGGGTTGTCTGATTCGATTCCCTGGGATCGACGATCTTTCCCCAGCCACCGCGTTGCATCTTATTGAGATACATTTTCAGTCGATCGAAGTCAGTTTTTGCTTGTTCTTTTTGCGGTGAGAAAATGATGAACCGGAAGGCTGCTTCATAGTTCCAGAAGCGCATCGATAAGGACTTCGAGAAGGTCATGAGGAATGCAACGGTACAGACAACGCCCTCAGTCTTTCCGGCTTGTCTGGAAATTTCGATCGGGATCTCTTCTCCGGTTCTTCCGAGGAGTGCTTTGATTATTACGTTTGAGAGATCGGTCTGGTAGTCATAGAATGTGATCCCGAGTTCCTTCTGAACAAACCAGTCTCTTTGTAGGAGTACATCATCAATGATCATGCTTCTTTCGACTCGACCGGTTGAGCTTCGGCTTTTTTCTTCGCTTGCTCTTCGAACCAGCGAGTGATCTGTTCCGCCTTATCTTCCGGAGTGTCGACCTCCACCTTTTCAGTCGGCTTGAATCCGGCGCGATTCAGGATGTCTTGCGCTGCCGTCAGTATGACCGAATCCTTGACGGTGATCGGGATGCGTTGTTTTGTTCCATCCGCTCCCACAATCATCACTGTGCAATATCCCCGAGAAATGTTTGTGATCTGCTGCATCGCTTCGAGAGCCTGCGCCGAAAACATTCTTCCGACCTGATCGTTGATATCAGCAACTCGCGCCTGCGCCCAGGTTTGATACTCTTCATACCATCGTCCGCCTTTGTAGAAGTATGCCTCGAGAGTGTAGACGGTGAATCCCGTCTCTTGTTCAATTTCCTTGTAGGAATGCCCGTCGAATCGCATGGTGAAGGCGAGCAGTTTTCTTGAGACATTGCGGTTGTGTTTGACAACTTTTTTCGCTTCCGGCTTTGGTTGTTCTGTGTTTGAATCCATTTCGAACTCCCTTTGTAATTAGATCATAGCATGAGCGTCAGATACTTATTTTCCAAAAATTTTTGGTCAGTTGTTCGAACTCATAATGATGTTTCTGACATAGGGGAATGAGATTTCCTTTCCGTGGACCACCGAGTCTTCTCGGTTTTACATGATGAAAGTGTACGCGTTCATCAGTACCACATTTGAGACATATTCTAGGAAGTTGTGTCCGGAATCTTCTGTTGTATGAATTGATTTTTGCTTTGTTC